TCCTACGGCTAGATATCTAAATGCATCTGATGCGTGTGATGTCCAGTCATGCTTTGGTCTGCCTCGCCATGCCTTGCCGTTCTCATCCCAGTCTCTGCGATATTGTCTTAAGGCATCGATACCTCTTTCGCATTTCTCTGCATCGAACCAGCACGTTGGTATCATGGATCTTACTTGCTGTATTCCATCTTCTACTGACATCATAGGGCAGACAACGATACCTGTTAGACCTAAGTTTTGTAGGACTTCAAATCTTGATTTACCTGTCCCAAGTTCCTTTACTCTTACGTCATGCGGTAGGATGTGCTGTTCATAAACGTATCCTTTCTCTCTTAGCACGTTAACGTAATGATCCAGTGACAATCCTGAGTTCTCATAGTAATCAATGATCCTAACCTCTTTACCTATAAACTGAGCGAACCAGATCGATGTGGTATCAGCCATACCTAAGTCCCATGCCGTAATAACGCTGGCACTCTTATCGTAAGGAACTGAGCATATCTTGCCTTCATGATTTGCGTTTAGCATTTCCAAAGCGTAGTAGGATCCTTCGACATGAATCATAAAGTCTCCGTTCCATACATGATCATAGATGTCTGGTCGCTTCTCTAAATCTTCTTTTCTGGCTTTCTCTAAGACTTCAGGAAAGAATGGATTCTCATCCCAGTTAATCTCAACGATCTTGATATCTTTAGGTGGATCGACTCGGAATCTCTTGTGTGTTGCTGATTCTTTGCTCTCAGGGTTCCATGTTACCCATATCTCTGAGTCGTGTTCCCTTACTGTAGGAACCAGCTTGGTCCATGCGTTGTCTGAGACGTTCTCTGCTTCATCAATCCAAGCCAATAGGATTCTTGATTTACTTTTGAGTGAGTCTACGTTACGTCTTAATCCAGCGAAGGCATAATTGATCCTTCCATCCTTTGATCTGATGTATCTTTCGCCAACCTCGTAGTAATCCTTGAGCCAATCAACTGAGCTTATGGCTGCTTTAACTTCCTCTAACGATGACTCATCTAGCGAGTTCAGATGTTCTCTGGCGCATAGAATGATGCCTTCTCTGCCCTTCATTCCCTCTTGGAAGCCTCTGATAGCTGACATCAGTGCAAACGTTCGAGTCTTGCCTGATCCTCTGCCTCCGTAAGCACAGCGATATCTTGCTTCTCCCTCAAAGATCGGAATCAGCTTATTCGGTATCTCTATCTCTGCTTGCATCAGTCGTCACTCCCTTCAGAACTATCTGTGTCGGAAAATCACCTGAGACATCGAGCTTCTGTGTCTCTGACCAGCCAGCTTGTGTCTTTAAATAGAATATTGCAGCACTCATGTTGCCGTCTTTAGCTTGTTTCACTAGATTATTAGCCACATTAGCAATTGCTTGGCTTTTTCCCTTTTTATAGGAGTCGTAAACCTCTGGCTGCCTCTTCTCTACTTCCTTGAGCGTTGTAAGACTTATGCCAAAGAAGTCAGCGCACTGTGCTTTGGTTAAGACAGATGCCAGCTCCTCGTATTGACGAGTCATTACCTCATCAAAGACTACTGCTGGTCGTCCGCCTTTGTTTACTTCTTCTGTCATGCGTGTCCTATTACTCTGCTTCTAAACTTTCTATGATGATCGTTCTTTAGCGTTATGCCGTGCATCTCTTCTATTATTCTACAAATCTTCATGATGTTGTCTATTGCTTGATGATTGTCAGTAGGATAACCACGATCCGATAGCTCAATGATAATCTCATCTCTTGTTAGCGGACAAGGTATGTAATGCTCTACCAAATCAAGGAAATCATTGTATTTCATGTTATTTTTTCTTGGCTGTTTTCCTCGCCTGTCTAAATGCTTTAGCTGTTGGTGCGCCTTTGCTTCCTACTTTGCGCATCTTCTCACCTGAGCCACTTGCTATCCTTTTACGTTTAGCATGGATGTTTGCATATAATCCTTTAGCCATGATGTTTGTGCTCCTTGTTAAACTCTTCCCAAGTGTAATAGCATTTGCACTCAGGACACCAGAATAAACCTATTGTATCGTCTACCATTTTACTTTGTCTGCCCAGTAAGCAGCTGACATCTTACCTTTAGAAATATTTTTAGCGTGACGGGCTTTAAAGCTACGCCTTCTCGCTTTCTCTGATTCACTGCTTGGATTCTTGCCAGCTCCAGATACACCTTGTTGTCCAAATCTAATGAGCCTTACCTGATCACCTTCTTTAGCCAATACTGCATGGCTTTTCTTTGGATGACCACTGGTGCGCTTTGGCTTGTTATAGCCACTAAAACGCTCGCCTCGATATGTTATAGCCATACCTAATTATACACGATATAGCAAAAAAAAAGGCACTTCCTTGTGCCTTCTTAATTCTATGTCCTCCCTTGTTGTTAAACTGGAATTAGTGGTGTTCCGTAATACTGCTCAACTAAACGCTTCATTATTTCGTTATGCGCCTTGAGAGATTTAATATGGCGTTCTATTCTTCTTTTTGCTGCGCTTCTGCCTTCTTCAATTAGCTCTTCGGCAGTTCTATTTTTACCACTTTTATATAAATTAGCAATTTTATCAAGCTCAACTGCTTGCTTTAATGTAACTTCTTTATACTCCATGCCATGTTTAAGTACAGAAGAGTAGTCATAATGACTATCGCTGGTAACTATATCTTTTATTGTACGTCCATTAGTTGCAAGATAAAAAGTTGGCATAAAATCTTTTACTTCATCTAGCATTTTTGGAAGATTAACATTGATAGCTTCCTCATTAGCCTTGATGTTTTTTTCAGCATAGCTTTTATCCTCTTGAAGTGGTTTCATTCCTGAACCATAGCAACGACCAACGTGCTGATTCCACTCAACGTTGTAGCCATGGTTAGCGATGTATCCATGCGCTCTTACAGCTTGTAAAGAACCACAGACCTGACAGTTACCTTTGTGTGTATGTTTTTTCATTTGTGTTCCTCCTATATTTTGTTTGCTAATGGTGTTGATAAATACTGGTGAAAAAACTCTCTTGCACGACCTTGATCAGCATCGGTTAAGAAAAAACGATTTCCCCATGCGACTATATCAATTCCCCGTTCAATATCTTCATCAGTAAACTCATACCCAGCCTCATACCTTTCACTAAAGTATATCTTTGCTACTTCTACAAGGGCTTTAGTGTGTGCGTTCATTAAGTTAGTCATTTTGTGTTCTCCTTATTAGTTAATCTACAGTATTTATTTTACCTATGTTGCAAGCAGATGCAACAACTAATTTACAAATGGCTTAGGTATGCGGTTTTCTTGTGTCTATTTTTGCTTTTTGGCTATGATTTTGCGCAAACTTTTACGCAATCAGCTTAGGTCTGATCAAAATTGTGAAGCAGTAGTTTTTACCAGCTTTTGTTTTACCCTCGTAATGACCTTTGATTACTGCTGTTATAATTACTTTTTCTCCGATCTTATAATTTCCATCTTCCATGCCTTGATGAAACTTTGTTGCGCCTGTCTTAATTCTAAATGTTCTGCCTAGATTGTCTTGAAATATGTATCTGTATTTTGTTTCATATCCATTGCCAAAATAAGATCGCTCTTCTATTTCTGCTACTTCGCATAAGGTTAAAGACAATTCAACTTTATCATTTACCTTGCCTACTTTCTCTTCAACAGATTCAACAAACTTTTCTGCAAACATCTTAGATGCTATTTCATGCATTTTTTTATGCACATCGCTTTTAAATTCTGTAAGATTTTTCCAATACAGCATTGTGTTAAATGTCATAGCATCAAGAGGTTCATTCCAGCCTTCTTCATCAGCCCTAAATGGATTCATGTTGTTTTCAATTAACTCTAGACTTTTAATTTTCCATTGATCAATTCTTTCCGCTTTCATAATTTCATCTTGAGCTTCTAATTGTTTATCTCTGATGATAGGAAATAATTTAATGTTGCAGTTTCTGTTCAATGGTTTACCAGTGAATTTTGAAACCTCTACTGCTCTATCTAATGCATCATCAAAATTAGTAGAGAGATTCATTAAATATATCTCACGACCATCAATACGTTCCTTCAAAGTGAACATTTTGTTTTCTGCTCCAGAGTCTATGTATAAGTAATTTTCCATATAATTATTATCTGTCATGTTGCACCTCCTATCAACATTTATTACAAGAATGGCTTAGGTATGCGGTTTATTAACGGCGATTCTTGCTATTTATTTGTCATTTTGCGCAGACTCTAGCGCAATCATCATATCGAGATAGTGCTTGGCTTTCTTAAGATCCTCGATGCCATTCTTATCTTTGTATCTCAGAACGTACTTAATGACGCAGCCTTGTGCGTATCTTAAGTCGTTGCGATGTATGAACTCAAAGGGTTCTATCTCGTAGTCTTTGTAATGCGTTCCGCCTATCTGTTCGTCAAAAGGATTTTTCATTTATTTTTCGCTCCGTGATTCTAGCTTTCTTGCTAAAGATTTTCTTAAATCGTTTCAGGTAATCTGACGTGAACTTATGTGAGGTGCGATAGTTCTCTTCGATCCATAACACTTTATCCTCACCGATCTTATTTACCAGTCGCTTCCTGTACTCAATGACGTTGCCTGATAAATATTGATTGCATCGTTTGCACTGCAAGTGGACATTGTAGGTATTCATTCGAGTGTAGTTGTATCGTCTTGAGATGTAATGTCCCGCATCCCAGCCGTATCGATTCATGTCGTACGGCTTATCACAACTGATGCAGCCTTGTCCTTTGTAGATGTCTCTTAATCTAACGTAGCGATTAAAGATTGCTTGTGCTTCTTTCAGATAGTCTCTTGTGGTTTTAAGTCGCTTCGCTTTACCATCCTTATTTTCAAACCTTACTTTTATTTTAGGGCTGTTTAACACTTTAGCATAAATAGTTAAACACTTGGTATCACAAAACGACTTAATCCCTTTATAGATCATTTGATCTAATTCTTTTCTCGTACCGCAATGATTACACTTTCGTGTTTTCATACTCGTAATCGGCATCGCCTATGTTTTCAACTGACGGGAAGGGTACGTTGACTCCCCACTCAGTTAGCTTTCTGTGCAAGATGTCATACACATGACTTGGATCTTTTTTCTCTAGCTTCGTTGTAGATTTTGTGCCTAAAACAATTTCTTGTATTGGCTTCCACAACAATTCTTTAACCAGATTAGGAGTCCAGTCCATCTCAAAGTCCTCTCTCAAGGTTTTTCTGACGCTCATGTTTTGATCGTTGAGTCCTTGTGAGACGTTCTTAAAGTAAACGTGCAGTGCTGCATTCTGCGTCAAGGTTCTATTATTTTTAGTGTCGACCTTAACCTTAATAAAGCCATCACGTTTAAATATGTTCTGTATCTTTTCAATAGCAATCTTAAGCTGCTCTTCGTTTTCGATACATGAGAACTCACCCTGAAAGCGTTGCGTCACTTCCTTAAACACGATGCTCTCTCCTAACGTCATCCATGTAACGTTTGACGATTTCATCGATGAAAGGCTCAGGATCAATATCAAGCGCATGACTTAACCTAATCGCTGTCTTTGCGTTAAAGTTATCCTCATTGATCCACTTGGTGACCTGTGACCTATGCACATTCATCTTGCTTGCTAGATCGGAGCGATTCCACTCTTTTGTGATAATCGCTTCGTCTAACATTTTTCCTAATGTCCTCCTCCTTGCCATGATAACTCCTAGAATGGTAGATCTTTTAAGTTATCTTCTAGCGTCTTAGGCTTATCAGCACCTTTAGGCTTGATGTTCAATCGAAGCACTGGTGCGTTAGGATTGTCTGAGGTGACTTTGCGTAGGTCAGCATAATAAAGTTTGCCCTCTACGTTTAGCACACCTCTAAAGTCTGCATGCCAATCTTCTTCCTTCCTGTCGTTTTTCCAGAAGGAACACTTGTTGGTTTCATCGTATTGTTGTTCTGACATTTTAACTCCTATGTTTTTCAACTTTAATTTTAATGGCTTCCTCAGCTTCAAGCAAATGCTCATGTAAGAGCTTTTGAAACTTCTCGTCTCGTTTAACCTTGAGGTAGAATGGTTTCATGCTTGGGTTGTAGCTAAAGAAATGTACGATCTCAGATCCAGTAACGTATAACTGAAACTGGCACTGAGCAACGTAAGAAGTAGGGACGACCTCTGGTCCGTCAAGATACTTAATATGCGTCTTGGGTAACGGACACTTGATCTCCAGTAGATCTTTGGTAGCTTCTCCTGTGACAATAATGCCATCAGGTGAACATCCGACAGCTCTATCTTTTAT